TTAGCATTAGATGTGTACGAAGGTGAAGCAGCTTTATTATATCAAGTTCAAGAACTAACAGATGAGGTTAAAGAAATATATCGTTATTTAGGATCAGAAGTTGGCGATGGAGCTAAAGGAGACACAGGTAACACTGGCGCTCGAGGAGCTACAGGCCCACAAGGACCAGCTGGTAATAATGGATCTAATGGTTCAAATGGTAGTAATGGAGCAGCCGGTGCAGCAGGTAATGATGCCGGCTTATATACAAGTGGTAAAGGTGTCGAATCCGTATTTTTACCACCTTCTGCTTTTGTTGGATTAGATTATTTAGCTCGGTCTGGTCCCAATGGAACCACGACAACTAATGCTTCAGATATATTACATGCCATGTGGCCAGGCCTTACAGGTAAAAGAGTTGTATCAATTACTGTACATACAAACGCCAGTAGAGGAATAAGAAATTCTGTGAATGTGTATAGAACTCAATTTGGCACTGTCACAGGATTACTCTCAAGTGCAGGTAATAGTGATAAAGAATTAAACACTACTGATTGGACATGTGCTGCAGGTGAAACCATATCAATAACAATAGCTCCGGGATCTACTACTGCAATAGTATACGGTGCAACTTTAACATTAGGCTAATATATGGAATTAAAACCTTTAAATAGAGACCCTAAATTAAATGATTTTAGTAAGGATGACCTTGTATTAAATACATCTACAGGGGATATATTTGCTAAAACTGATAATAAACTATTTAAAATAGCATCTAGAAACACACTTACTGACACCTCTACCGACACAGCATTAACTTTAATCCCCCCCTCTCCTACTAAAAATACTCTACTTACAAATATATTAGAATATAAAGAAACAACAATAACTAAAGAGAATAGTGGTAGTTTTTTAACCCCTACAGTCCATTCAGGTAAAACATACTACAATTTAGATTTATCTAATATTTCAGCTATGTTCATTAGATTAGATGATGAATTCTTATATCCTATTGGTTTTATAACACCCCCCACAGTAGATGGAAGAGCTCATACTGTATATGTTGAATCAGCTCATTCTACTGGACATTATATAGCTAATACAGGTGCAACTAGTTTAGTAGAAACTAAAGTAGATTCGGGGGATTTAGTAGCAGATTCATTTATTACTCGCACAGTAGGAGGAACTAGTTACCCCAACACATTTAAAATAGATAACGGATGTAGAGTAATGTTAGTAAGAAGTAGATTTGATTGGAAAATACAATCATTAAGTGATTTTACAGGTGTTACCGCAAGCTTTGGACATATAAAAGGAGATATAAACATGGATGGTGGGTCTTTTTAATTTTTATATATGTATATAAGAATAATAATTAAACAATAAAAGTTATGGAAAAACAACTTACTTCTGAAGAATTAAATCAAGTAAAAAACTTACAAGAACAAACTCGGCAAGTTACTATGCAATTGGGTGCTGTAGAAATTAAAAAAATGCAATTAAAGGACTTAATTCAAAACCTTCAACAACAAGAAGAACAAATAGCAAAAACTCTTTCTGATAAATATGGAATAGGTACTTTAGATATAGACACCGGTAAGCTCACCATAACAGAAAATTAAACATACAGATATAGGTTTACACTTTTTTTTTATATTTATACTAGAATAATGCATTGTAATTAAGCTTAATAATATAAAAAATGGCAAACGAAACTATTGTATCCCCAGGTGTATTTACTAGAGAAAATGATCAATCATTTCTTCCACAAGGTATAGGACAAATAGGAGCAGCAATTGTAGGACCCACACAACAAGGTCCTGCTTTTGTTCCCGTAGTAATAAGAAATGGCTTTTCTGAATTTCAGAGAAGGTTTGGTGATTTAAGTCCCCATACATACATCCCCCAAACAGTAAGAGAATATTTAAGATCAGCTGGATCTGTAACTGTGTGTAGAGTATTAGCAGGAGGCGGATATAAATTTGATGGTACTAATAAACAAGTAATAGCATTAGTAGCTTCTAGTTCTGCAGGTTCTTCAGTAGGAATAAAAGCAAAAGGTGCTGCTAATTTAGCAAATGCTGCATCAGATAATCAAGAATTTAGGTTTGAAGCAGGTTCTAATATATTTAGATTTATTGCATCCGATCCCGTAGGAGCAGGGGTTCCCGATGACGACACAGATGGTCAAGTATTCTTCTTTGCAACAGGGGCAAATGCAGCATCATCCTCCGCAAATTTAGCAAAAGAAATAAATGATAATGTATCATCTATATTATCAGCATCAGCTAATGGAGCCCAATTACAATTAACTTCCTCAGTAATAGGAACAGGAGCTAATGGTTTTTCATTTAAAACAGGTTCATCAACTACTTCATTTAGTACAAATAATTCAACTTTAATTACATTAGCAGGAGGAATAGGTTCTACCGCTATTTCAGGACATGGAGAAATATTAACTGTATTTTTCCCTTCTAAAAACACTTCAGACGCTTTAGCTTTAGAATTAGGAAATTCTATTTTATCACCTGAAGGAGAATCATTATCAGGTTCATTTAGTTTAACTCTATCAGGATCAGGAGCTGGATCTACAGGTAAAAAAGTTTCAGCTTCATTAGTAACAACTGCAAATGATTATATTGAACAAGTATTAGGTGTAAGAGGTAATTCAAATAATAGTAAAATAGGTGCTAACGCATATGAATTTTCGGCATTCCCACGTTTAAATTTTAAACAACGACAATTATCTTTGGTTTCTAATCAAGGTGTAAATCTATCATTAGTATCAAATACTCAAAATCTTGAATTTACTAGTTCATTTAGTGAAGGTTATAGTCAAGCTTCTACCCCCTTTATTACTTCTCAATTAGATGTAGCTAAAAATGTTACCAATTTATTTAAATTTCATACTTTAGCAGATGGTACTGATACTAACACAAAATATAAAGTATCTATTTCAAATCTAAAAGAACCATCTAACATTAATGGTGAAGAACAATATTCACAATTTAGTGTAACCCTTCGAGCATTTAGTGATGATGATAAAAATCAATCTATATTAGAACAATTTAATAACTGTAATTTAGATCCTAATGATGTAAATTATATATCAAGAAAAATAGGTGATAGATATGCTCAATATAATGATGTTTTAGGTAAAGTAGAATTAAAAGGTAATTACCCCAATACATCACAATACGTTAGAGTAGAAGTTACTTCTCAAGTTGAAGAAGGAGCTTTATCACCAAAATTATCACCTTATGGTTTTAGAGCTATTAATGATACAATTACAGGATTTTCACTAGGGGACATTACTTGTTTTTTACCAAGTGCGTCTTTTAAAACTCAACATATAGATAATAATAGTAATTTTAATATATCATCTTATTTGGGATGGGATTTTTCTCAAACAACAGATAATATTAACTGGATAGGACCAGTTCCAAAATCAGCTCCTTCTAATATATCAGGCGATTTTAATGTAGGTAAATTTTCAGTACATCCAAGTGCTAGTATATCATTTTTAGGATCTTTAAGTGCATCATTAGATACAACAGGTGAAGCAGGTCCTACTAACACATTTATAAAATTCTCAGTACCCTTCCAAGGTGGTTCAGATGGTATTAACCCAACAATAGTACCTCAAGTTGGAGAATATATTGAAGATTCTAATTTATATGGTTTTGATTTAAGTGGAACCAATAAAGCAGGATATAAAGGGTATAAAAAAGCCTTAGATATACTTTCAAATCAGGATGAGTATGATATTAATATGTTAGCATTACCTGGTGTAATTAAAACTTTACACCCTTCAGTTACAAATGCTGCTATTGATATGGTAGAAGCCCGAAGTGATGCTTTCTATGTAATGGATTTAAACCAAGTTAATGACCCCATAAACACAGCTGTAAACGCGACAGATGGTCTAGACACTAACTACGCTGCAGCATATTACCCATGGGTTAAAGTACTTGATACTTCAAGAAATAAACCAATATTTGTACCACCATCAGTAGTAGTACCAGGTGCTATTGCAGCAAGTGATGCTTTACAAGCTGAATGGTTTGCACCCGCAGGTTTAACTAGAGGTGTATTAGGTAATGTATTAGAAGCTAGAATTAGATTAAATCAAGCTGAAAGAGACAGTTTATATGAAGCTTCAATTAACCCAATTGCAACATTCCCACAAACTGGAATTTGTATTTGGGGTCAGAAAACATTACAATTAAAATCATCAGCATTAGATAGAATTAATGTTCGTAGATTATTAATTGCTGTTAAAAAATTCATTGGAAGTTCTTCAAGATATTTACTATTTGAACAAAACACAGCAGCAACACGTAATAGATTTTTAAATATTGTAAATCCATATTTAGAATCTATACAATCAAGACAAGGATTATTTGCTTTTAGAGTACAAATGGATGAAAATAACAACACAGCAGATGTAATTGACAGAAACCAATTAGTAGGTGCTATTTATTTACAACCAACTAAAACAGCTGAATTTATTATTTTAGACTTTAATGTTCTCCCAACGGGTGCAACATTTGGTGAATAAAAACTTAAAAATTATATATTTATAATAAAATAAATAACAATGGCAATATTAGACACAAACGAAATGATGTACACGGCTTTCGAGCCTAAGCTAAAAAATAGGTTTGTAATGTTTATAGATGGTATTCCTGCTTTTTTAATTAAGCAAACAAATAAACCAAATATAACATTTTCAGACGTAATTCTTGATCATATTAATGTAAAAAGAAAGATTAAGGGTAAAGCTAACTGGGAAGATGTACAATGTACATTATATGACCCCGTTACTCCATCTGGTGCACAAGCAGTAATGGAATGGATTCGTTTATCCCATGAGTCAGTTACAGGTAGAGATGGCTATTCTGATTTCTATAAAAAAGACATTAGATTTAACGCATTAGGTCCTGTGGGTGATGTAGTTGAAGAATGGATCTTAAAAGGTGCATATTGCCATGCAGCTAATTTTGGGGAGGCAGATTGGTCTTCATCTGACCCCGCAGATATTCAACTTACTATAAGAATGGATTACGCTATTTTAAATTTCTAATATACTTCTCTCCCGAAGTTGCGAGGTTGGACGTCATTTTATGACGTCCTTTCTTTTTTTTATATATGTATATCTGAATAAAATTAAAAACAAGTTATGGAACAAACAAGTTATAAATTTCCCTCTGAAATAGTTACCCTACCTTCTAAAGGTTTATTATACCCAGAAGATAGTCTATTAAGAAAAGGAGAAGTTGAAATGAAGTATATGACAGCCCGAGAGGAGGATATACTAACAAATCAAAATTTAATACAAAACGGTACAATAATAGATGTATTACTTAAATCTTTAATTTTATCACCCATAAATTATGATGATTTATTAGTAGGTGATAAAAATGCAATTTTAATTGCTTCACGTATTTTAGGATACGGTAAAGATTATAAATTTAAGTTTAATAATCCCTATACAGGTAAGGAAGAAGATGCTGAAGTAGATTTAACCAAAATAGATGATAAAGAATTAGATGAATCTAAAATTACAAATGGTAAAAATGAATTTAATTTTTTACTTCCTATTTCTAAAATAAATCTTACTTTTAAACTTTTAACACATGGTGATGAAACTAAAATTGAAAATGAATTAAAGGGATTAAAAAAATTAAGTCAAGGAAACAAATCGTTAACCACAAGATTAAAACATACTATTCTTTCTATTAACGGTGATTACGAACAGAAAACAGTTAGAGAATTTGTAGATAATCAATTATTAGCAAGAGATTCAAAATCATTTAGAGATTATGTAAAAGAATTAATGCCTGATGTTAAATTAATATTTGATTATGAAGGATCTGATGGTAGAGTGGTAGAGGAGGTACCTATCCCTATAGGGGTTACCTTTTTTTGGCCTGAGTCCTAAATATAGAACAAATATTTTTAGAGAAATACATGATTTGGTATTTCACGGTGGTGGTGGTTTTATTTACTCAGAAGTATATAATATGCCTATTTGGTTAAGAAGATATCATATTAGTCTAATAAATAAACATTTTAAAGAACAAGAAAAAGCTACAAAAAAAGCTCAACAAGACACCTCTAATAAAAGTGTTTCAAGGCCTAATATAAACCCCACAACTACATATAATATTTAAAGATGTCACAAGACATCTTTTTTTTATATTTATAATAAAGACAAATTATGGAATCTGAAGAAGAAAAATCTAGAAAAGAGATTGAGGGAGAATTAGAAGCTAGAGACAAAAATTTAGAAGCTAAAAGAAAAAGTATTAAATCTAGTAAAGAATTATCCCAACTTGCTAAAAATATAAAGGGTTATATAGAAGATACTAGCAAAGTCCAAACATCTTTTCAAAAATCTTTAGGTCTTAGTGTAAAAGAAAGTCTTAAATTAACTAAAGAATTAGGTAAAAGTGCTACTTTTAGTAGAAATTTAAATGTTTCATTTATTCAATCTGTTAAAGCTACCCAGCTTATTAATTCTAATTTAGGAATTGGTACTAAATTAGTAGCTAAACAAGCTGAAGACATAGGAAGATTTGCTCTTTCTTTAGGTATGTCAGAAAAAGCACAAGCTAATTTAGCTAAAAGATCAATTCAAACGGGTAAATCAGTAGAAGGTTTAGTATTATCACAAATAAAAATTGCAAAAAGTGTTGAGGGTGAATTTGGTACTAGATTAAATATTGCTGAAGTAATAGATAAAGCTAATAAATTAAGTGGTCAAGTTAGAGCTCAACTAGGGGGCAATGTAGAAGAATTAACTCGAGCAGTTGCCACAGCTAAAGAACTTGGATTTGAATTAAATGCAATTGCGGGTACAAGTAAATCATTATTAAACTTTCAAAGTAGTATTGAATCAGAATTAGAAGCAGAACTATTAACAGGAAAACAACTAAATCTAGAACAAGCTCGTTTATTTGCATTAACAGGCGATTATGTAGGGTTAACTAAAGAAATTGCGGATAATGTAGGAGATTTTTATGAATTTAGTAAATTAAATGTTTTACAACAAGACGCAATTGCTAAATCAGTTGGTATGACATCAGATCAATTATCAGATCAATTATTCGATCAAGCTTCTATTACTGAATTAAAAGAAAAAGCAAGAGCTGAAAATGATAAAGAAACTTTAGCTAGGTTAGAACAATTAGACATTCAAAAACAATTTGAACAATTAACTTTAAAAGTACAAGGAGCTTTTATAGCTATAGCTTCTACCTTAACACCTGTATTTGAAGGGTTTTCACTTATGGCTAAAAATGCAGATATAATGTTAGGTATAATGGCAGGTATGGCAGCCTATTCTACAGTAGTAGCTATCCAACAAGGAATAATTTCAAAACAAATGATAATACAGAAATATGAGGCAATTAAAACATCAGCTGCAAAACTTCTAGGTGGAGCTGTAAACCCCCTTGCACTTATAGCGGGTGTAGCAGTAGCAGGTGGAGCAATAGCACTTATGAAAAGTCAAGCAAGATCAATAGGGGGCCCCGTAAATGCAGGAGAACCCTATATGGTTGGGGAAAGAGGACCTGAACTTATAGTACCCCCAAATTCAGGTAATGTAATACCTAACAACCAACTAAATAGTGGAGGTGGGAAAGGTCGTTCAGATACTGAAATAATATCACTAGCTACAAAGGCGGCAGCTCGATCTATATCGGTAGACTTTAATACCCCTCGTTTTAATTCAGTAAATTCATTAGACGCTGTATTTGTTTAATATGTATAATAAAACTAATTACTATGGCACTTAAAGATTTATCATCATTATTCGATTTAGTAGCAGGAAATCAACCTGTGGGAGATATGGAAAACCAACGAGGGGCTCAATCTTTTGATCTAGGTCCAGATTCTACTTTACAACAAAACTCTTTACCAAAAGTACCAGTAAATTCACCTTACCAAGATTTAAATGGACAACCGGGACCCCAGTTTAATTTAGGGGAAGACTCTACATTACAAGAAGATAATTTAATAAATTTAGAATCACAATTAGATTATCCTGATTTAAATGGAGTTGATGGGGGGAATGGCTATTTTCATCGTATAGCTAATCCAGGAAAGTACCAAGGTAAGAAAATAGGTAAAAAAGATCTACATGAGTACTTATTAACTAATAGAGCCTATGGTTACATTTATGGTAATTCCCCAGAAAATGTAACCCGAGGACAATCAGAATACCAAGATTTAGACGGAGTCACCAATGATGAGGGGAATGGATTTTTTCATGGGGCAAATCAACGTTCTACTTTACAAGGAAAAAAAATATTTAAAAATGATTTACATATAGCTTTACTAAAAAATAAACCATACGCTTATTCATATGGAATTACAACCCTTGGGAACCAACCAGGACAAGCAGGTCCCTATAAAGAACCACGTATAGATTTAGACGGAGGATTACCCAATTCGGGAAAATATGAAGATAATGGACCATCAGAAGGATTTTATTAAATTATGGCTTTAAAACAACTTTTAACAAATTTAGAAGAGGGAAAAACAGCAGGTATTGTTGATTCTCACCCCTTCCATGCTCAGTATAATAATGGGGGGTCTACTTTAGGTAATTCTACTTCTCTTTTTGATAATTTTAATTGGAACCAAAGAAAACTTAAATTTGGTGAGGGTAATGCTTATGACAGACCCAGACAGGGTTTTAGTAAAGAACCATTTATGGGGAAGAATCAAGAAATCCCTGATTTAGATAAAGGTGCTTCTCGTTTTTTAGGTTTTATTGACAGTTTTTCTGACGGGTTTATAAGAGGTGGTATTACAACAGCAGTAAGTAGATCAGCTAAAGATGTAGCTAGGTTAGGTAAATTCTTTTTATCCTCAAGAGGTATAGGCTTTTTAGTTCAACAATTAGCTATGCAAGCAGCCCAACCTGATATATTAGCAGGAAACGCAGGGGGTAAAATAGGTGAATTTGTAAGCGGTATCACAGGTTTAAGTTTAAACAATAATAGAACTTTTAATTTAGGTTTAAATATATTAGGTCAGGCGGCAGTTAATTTTACAGGTGTACATTTAAATAGATCAGGTTTATCTCCTATATGGCAGGATAATCAAACATATGCTAAATTAGTTGTTGAAAAATCAAATTTAATTGGTAAAATTAAAAATAATGAAATAGGAAAAGGTGGGGATAGTGAAAGGGGAAACCGTCTTTTAACATTATATAATGGGAGAATGACAGGAGTAATCCCTGAAATAGAAGAAAAAGAAAAAAGTGGATTTGGTCAATTCTTAGAAAAAGCAAGTAATAAAGTAAAAAACCTTACAGGTGAAGCAGGTAACTCAATTTTATATGAATATAAGAAAGGACCAGGATCTATATATGGCTTAGGAAAAACTACAATATATAGGTACCAAAATTCAGAAATACCTGTTGAATACGCAACTGATGGAGTTGATTCATTTAAAAAAAGTTACCCACTACAAATAGATATTAATGGTTATAAAAAACTTAGAGTAGACTCTATTAATGAAACTAGAAATGACAAATCTTTTATAAATAAAAGATTAAAGAAAAGTTTTGGAGAAGAAAGACCATTTGATGGTTACAGAGAAAACAGAATAAAAACAGGTAATCCGGGTAATTTAATGATCTTAACAGATCAAGAAGTATTTAATTCATATAATATATTCCGTGATGAAACAATAGACAAAGTAAATGCATTAGATATATATCAATCTACTTTAGCTGAAAATAGTATTAATAGGGATTTTATTAAATTTTATTTTGATGTAATTAGACCAGATTCATCCTCCCATAGAGTAGTTTTTAGAGCATTTTTAGATAGTTATAATGATAATTTTACGGGTAACTGGAATAAATTTAACTATGCGGGTAGAGGCGAACCTTTTTATACTTATAATAATTTTGATAGATCAATTAGTTTTAGTTTTAAAATAGCAGCTCAATCAAGGCATGAAATGAAACCATTATATCGAAAATTAAATTATTTAGCTAGTACTACTGCTCCTACTTATAGTAATGATGGAAGGATGAGGGGTACCTTTGTAAGAGTTAATATAGGAAGTTTAATAAGTAATGTTCCTGGATTTTTTAATAGTATTGTCCTATCATGGAATAAAGAATATCCATGGGAAATAGCTATGGATTCCCCCGAAAATGGGGCAGACTCAGATATGATAGTAGTACCACATATATTAGATGTTCAATGTACTTTTACACCAATTCACGATTTTATACCTTCTACTTCTATATTTAAAAACTTTATAGGAAGTAATGCAAAAGGTTGGTTTAATGAAGGACTATATATGGGGCAAGATAACAGGAGTATCCTCCCTAATGAAAGAACTAATGGGGTCCAGAATAATAACCCTACAATTGTTACTCCTATTTCTAAACCTTGGGAACAAGAAACCTCATCTCCCGAACTTATAAGAACAGAAGAACCTTAATAATATGATAAATCGATACAATAAAACATCTATACAAATAGATAAAAATAAAAATCAATATTATACTAGTACTTTATACCCCGAAATACCTTCTAATATAGATGATATTTATATTTTAACTCAAACAGGAGATAGATTAGATACGTTAGCTAATAATTTTTACCAAGATACCTCATTATGGTGGGTTATATCACGAGCAAATCCTGATAAAATAAAAAGAGATGGGCTATTATTAAATCCAGGTATACAAATTAGGATACCTAGTAACATTCAGAGTATTCTTAATAATTTTGAAAATCTAAATACAGCAAAATAATGTCTATATTTAAAGAAAGTTTTAAACCTTTTGTCAAAGACCAAATAACTCAAAGACAAAATAAAGTAGGAAGTAATAATAAAACATATTTTTTACAAAGACAATGTACTATTAGAATGGCCTCAGGAGTTAATATTAATGGCAATAGTACTACTGCTCAAAATAATATTTTAGAAGGGGGGACTAAATCAAATAACAAACTTAGAGAAGGTTTTACTAATTCTTATGATTCTCCTAAAAATGGATTTGGTACTATTCCCATGCCAGGTATTACAAGTGTTAGAATAGAAACTCTTACAGCCTATGGTTCTTTAAGGGGAGCTACTGTAAATTTTGAGTGTCATAGTACGGATCAGTTAAGTTTACTAGAAAAATTATACATGAGACCAGGTTATCCTTGTTTATTAGAATGGGGATGGGAACCCTATTTAAAAAATAATGGATCACAGGGGTCAAATTTATTATACCTCTCTAGTAATCCTGAGTTTTTTGGTAAGGGTTACAATCAAGATATTATACAACAAAAAATAATAGAAAAGAAAGAAGAATATGAAGGAAATTATGATGGTCTATATGGCATAGTTAAAAATTTTAATTATTCAGTTAGACCTGATGGTGGGTATACTTGTAGAACAGAATTAGTATCTATAGGTGAAGTTTTAGAAAGTTTAGGAGGAAGATTATCAGATAAAAATAATACAAAATCATATTTAGAACAAACATTAGAAGACTTAAGTGAATACGCAGAGTCATTAAGCAGCTATACCCCTACCTCTGAAGAAAGAGACGATTTTGAAGAAGAAATACAATCGGGTTCAATACAACTACCTAAAAACTCTAAGTTTACAGGTAATATTAATGAATATGAATCTACTGCAGGTCGAAACTCTTATTCTTCTTTATCAGATATTAAACTTTTAAGAGAGGAAGCAAGAGAAGATTTTTTAAAAAATTACTCAACTCTAGAGGGAAAATTAATTAAATACTTTAACACAGTTGACCCTATTCCTAGCATATGGATAAAGTGGAGAGATTTTATAGGAATTATAAATAATAGTATACCATTAGATGCTAATGATTTACCCCTTATAAGAATAGCTCATGATAATCTAGATTTTAATGAAAATTTTATCCCTGATGAATTAAGTATAATTTCTTCAGGAGTACAACCAAATTCTAGAGGAACAGATATATTAAAAGGTGCGGGAATATTTACTTATTTTAAAAACCTAAGTTTTTCAATAAATCCTAATATATGCCTTTTCCCCGAAAATATAAAAAGATTAATACCTGGTAAGGCCCCAAAATTAGAAAAATCAAGAAAAATTGGAGATATATGTTTTGAAGTAAGTTACTTATTAAAATCTTTTCGTTCCCAATATTATACTAAAGATGAATTTAATGAAAAGGTAGCTAATGAAAATTTTAGTATAGGAAAATTTATGAAAAAAATATGGGATGACGTAAGTATTTCATGTGGAAATGGTCATAATTTTAATATTCAAAATGATTTTGAAAGAAACCATAGGATAAGGATAATAGATCTGGGATTTACTGGTGAAAACATACAATCATCCGAGTTAGCTGTACTGAATGTATTAAGCACTAAATCAATAGTAAGAGATTTTAACTATGACTTATCCATACCTAGTGCATTAACATCAACAATAGCTATAGCGGCACAAAACCCAGATGACCCCGAATCATTAGAAGAAGTAACATTTGCTGCTTTTAATAAGGGTGTAGAAAATAGATTTGTTCAAAGTAAAAATAATAGTTTAGTATGGGGTAATATCCAAAAAAACGGTTGGTATTCAAATTCAACATTTTCAACATCAGAAAAAAAGTTATTTAAATTTATGGAACTAAAAATAGCTTTAGAAGTATATTTAACAAGATTAAGGTTAACAAGTGATTTAGATCCTCGAGATTCAGAATCTAATATATTAACCCAAGCTAAATCTTATAATAGAAGTGTTGAAGGGGATCAAAAGAAAATAAAATTAGTAGGGGATTCATACACAGATTATAATGAAATACCTAGTAGTGAATTATCATCAGCCAAAGCCGCATTAAAATATTTAAATACTGCAAAAAGTGACTTAGGAAGACTATCAATACCAGGTCTAGAAAATAGACTTATAGGAGAACCTAAAAAAACACAACCTTCTTTTTCTTCTATAATTCCTCTTACATTTAATGCTAAATTAGATGGTATAAGTGGTATAGTTATAGGTAATGTTTTTAAAATAGATGAAACTAGACTACCCGAATTATATAAAGATAATAAAGTATCATTTATAGTATCAGGTGAACAACAAGAAATAAACTCACAAGACTGGACTACAACAATTACAGGCCAAGCAACAATACTACCAATATAATATGGCATATTTCCCTAAAAATAAAGCTAAAATAAAACCATCAAAAGAAGGTGAATTTATATATCAAGATGATCAAACATCTTTTAATGGGAATTATATACAAACAAGTAAAGATGAATACTATGAGGGGGATGATATTAACATTCCAGGTAGGGTTATTATTCCTACAAAAAACAAACAACAAAAAAATCTTTTATTAAATTTACTAAAAAACTTACTCCTCCAAGCTTTAACTGAATTAGCTAAAAAACTTTTAGCAGATTTATTAGCTTCATTATTATTAAAATTATTAAACCCCGGAGATGCCTTTAATGTCCAACAAGCTCAAAAAATATTAAATGATGCTAATGGTAGAGATTTAACTGAACAAGAACAGAATGATATTAAAGATTTACTAAATCAAATAGAATCTGAAGAAGTTAATTTAAACAATACTGTTATATCTAATAGTATTTATAATAATTTAAAACCTAATATATTTTTAAATTTAAATAAAAATAAAACCCCTACATCTACTATAATTAGACCATTAAGTGAAGATTATAATAAAGGAAGTTATACAAGATATTTTACTAAAAGAAATAATTCTAAAGAATATTTTGAAATAAATAAATCTACCTATGATTCAATATATCAAAATAAAACTAAATTTGATATTAACTTATACCAAGTATTTAATATAAGATGGTCTTTAGGAAAAGACGCTAAAGAAGTTAATAATAGTACAATATCTAAATATGAACGATCTTTACCTGGTGTAAAAAATTTATTTAATGATCCTACTGAATTTGCCCAAGTAACAAAAAATAACTTATATACTAAGGGTAATGAATTATTTTCCAAAAATGGTACTGAATACATAGGTGAGTATCATATTCATCCTATAAAAGGCCCAATGGTAGGTCCTATCCACACACAGGAACCTCATAATACTTTATATTATATTTATGAATTAGGTACTTCAAAACAATCCCCCAATACACAAAAAGACATTCTAGAAGAACCACAAACTGGATTATTTAAAACTATAGGAAATAATGAATATTATATAAAAGAAAATAAATTTGGTATATATGCTGAAGTAGTAGATACTATAAAAGATCCTCAATCTGTAATTTACACTTCAAGGAATTACTCAAAGTTATCAACTACTCCTGAAGATCTAATACAACAAACAATAAATGAAGTAAAACAAGGAGTTCCGGAAAATAAATCTACCTAAAAAGCGTGGCTATTAACTAATTTTTTTATACATTGATAAGGTATGTTCTATCTTATCGAAACACCCGACCAATTCGCAGAAATCCGCGATATTCTCACAGACAAGTGCTATATTGACTATGTCCTAGGAAATGACAATACTCACCCTGCCCTTGCAGAGGTAATTGCAATATACGTTTCTTCTTTAGATCGTAAA